GCAGGAGGATACGAGCCTGTTTGCATCATCAAACAAAACAGAGATAAGCCCTTGGCTGTGGTAGACGCAGAGTATTTCTTTAACCTATTAAGGAGTAAGTATGAGTAAAGTTTATCGATTCATTTATGATTCTGAGTTTCAGGAAGGAGAGCCTACAGAATATCCAGAGGCTTCTACTGTTAAGGTTCGTCATTACTTCGCAGACTTCACTGCATGGCCCAAGGTACTCTATGAGTTCTGTAAGTTCCTAGAGACCTCTGGCTATAGTGGTGTGCTGGAACGTGTTGTCATCAAAGATCCTTACAACATGGAGAGTGATGGTCTGTTTGAGACTATCGGTCCAGGACAGTACATCGCTACTGCAGAGGTCTTAGACAACGAAGACAAGGATGCTAACTGATGACTGTTCACGCCATAATCCCGGACTGCCAAGTTAAGGACGGTGTTGATCTTAGTTATCTGACATGGGTAGGCAAGTATCTTGTAGAGAAGAAACCTGATGTGATTGTACAGATTGGGGACTTTGCAGATATGCCTAGCCTGTCTAGCTACGATGTCGGTAAGAAGTCCTTTGAAGGCAGACGGTACAAGACTGATATCGAAGTTACTAACAAAGCTATGGAGATGCTATTAGCACCTATTAAGGAACACAATGAACGAGCAAAGAGAAATAAAGAGCGACAGTACAAACCCAGAATGGTCCTTACTCTCGGAAATCATGAAGAAAGAATTTCCAGAGCTGTCGAAGGAGACCCTAAACTGGATGGAACTATTAGTCTCAGCGACCTTAACTACGAATGTCATGGTTGGGAAGTTATACCGTTCCTTGAACCTATTGTTATTGATGGGGTTGTGTACGCTCATTATTTTACTTCTGGCGTTATGGGGCGTGCTGTAGCCTCTGCTGCTGCCTTGTTAGCTAAGAAGCATATGTCTGCAGTAATGGGTCATGTGCAGAACAGACAGATATCGTACTCTAATCGTGCTGATGGTTCACAGATCACTGGCCTCTTTAGTGGCTGCTGCTACCTGCATGACGAGGACTATCTAGGTAGCCAAGGTAACAAGTACTGGCGTGGTATCTGGATGCTGCATGAGGTTACTAACGGCAGCTTCGATGAGATGCCTGTGTCTCTTAACTATTTAAGGAAGAAGTATGAGCATTGATAACGCAACACCTTCAGACTGGTATAAGGTCCAGCAACTTGAGCCAATCAATCTGCATAATGTAGACCAAGCATTTGACAGAGCCACCAGTGTAGATATCAAGACACTAGATGATTACATTAAGTCTAAGCAGATTGGAGGTGATCATTACAAGACTAGAATCGAGCCTTGGGATGTGTTCCTAGATTGGAGGCTAGACCCTTGGGCCTGTAATGTGATCAAGTATGTGCAGCGTCATCGTAAGAAAACAGGTAAGCAGGATCTTGAGAAGGCAAAGCACTACCTAGAGTTTATGATCGACAACTACGATAAGATTGGTGAGAAGTATTATGATTGGAACAGTAAAGATAAACTGGAGTGACGCTGACAGGGACTACAAGAAAGGGCAGAACCTAATCCGTAAAGGCGATTGGGCCAACGGGTTTAAACTGCACGAGCTTCGGTCCCTGCCTGATGCTTTCTGGAATCCTAATGCTAAGTTCCCAGGAGTTAGAAGTAACTTCGATAGGGCTGCTGTCTGGATGCCTGGACAGAACATCAAGGGACGCAGTGTAATCGTCTGGTCAGAGGCTGGTTGGGGAGATATGCTTCAGTTCTCTCGATTCATCCCTATGATCAAGGAGCTTACCAACGATGTCTTCTGTGTCTACCCTGACGAGATAGCACCACTACTTCGCAGGATGGATACTAGGCTGGAGTTTAGCAAGGCGCCTCGTGACTGCCCTCCTTCGTCCTTCAGGATCAAGATGATGTCTATGCCTTACCTCCTGATGGAGCATGGTCTGTTGCCTGCAGAGCCTGCTGATAGGTGGTTTGGTGCAGAGGGCCTGTACCGTAATCTTGCTATAGTGGCTCCTAAGCGTAGCAAGCCCTTGATAGGCATCTTCTATAGCACCGACAACAAGTCTTGGAACATGGCAGCAAAGCAGATTCCTAAAGATGTAGTAGATGAGTTTGTCGCAAGACACCCTGAGTATGACTTTGTATCTCTGCAGGTAGGAGAAGGGTTCCTAGACAGCTTTAAGTGGGTTGAGACAGCAGATAAAATCCAGACACTCGATGCCGTTATATCGGTGGATTCTGCTATCGCCCACTGTGCTGCTAGTGTTGGTGTCAGGACTCTGAACCTAGTGGGTGACGAGGACATAGCCTGCTGGAGATGGTTCCCTGTCGGTGAGAAGACCTACTGGTACGACAGTATGACCACTATCTGGTGGGATCATTATGCTGATTGGGACACAGGGCTAGAGAAGGCTATCGAGCACCTACCAAAAGTAGTTAGTAAAAAGCGTAGCAAACCTAAGAAAAGTGTGGTATAATATATGGCCTTAACATTAGAAGAGATAAAGGAGCGCATGAAGAGGTGGGATGAGTTAACACTCATAGAGGAGTTGTCAATCCGTTCAGAGGATATAGTTGAAAGGTTTGATGATATTATTGAAGACAATGCGGACAGATTAGAGTCGCTAGTTAATTGGGAAAATATATAATGGATTACTACATTTATCATCATGTAGATCCTCGAACCAACAAAGCAATGTACGTTGGTCTGGGTCAATATGATAGAGCTTGGAATGTTAGATCAAATCAAAGATCTGAACATCATGTAAAATGGTTAGAAGAGTTGTACTCATTAGGTTATACTTTATCTGATATTGTTTCGATTACAGAAAATCGATTAACAAAACTAGAAGCCAAAGCAATCGAAAAGGAACAAATTAATTTGTTGAAACCCGCTTTTAATAAATTAATGAATTCAAACCACTGGCAAAAAGGAAGAAAATTTAGTATTGAAATGTGTGAGTTTGCCAAGGGATTAAAAGATATGGGATATTCGTATAAAAACATTGCGTATCTTGTTGGCTCTCCTAACCCTATCAACAACGTAATGTCAACAAAAAGGATGGTACAATATGTCAGTAACTAGAATGGATTATTATTCTCAATTCATAGCCAAATCGAGATACAGTCGGTTCCTACCTGAGAAGAATCGCCGTGAACACTGGGAAGAATCAGTAGACCGATACTTCACCTTCATGTTTAATCATTTACAAGAGAAGTACAAGTTCTCTCCTAACGAGGAGCTACGAGCAGAGCTTACCAGTGCTGTCAAGAACCTGGATGTTATGCCATCCATGAGGGCTATCATGACCGCTGGCAAGGCTCTAGACCGTGACAACACTGCTGGCTATAACTGCAGCTACCTACCTATCGATGACCCTAAAGCCTTTGACGAGGCTATGTACATCCTACTCTGTGGCACTGGTGTAGGCTTTTCTGTGGAGCATAAATATGTCGATCAATTACCTGAAGTCCCGGATCAGTTGTTTGATTCTCAGACTACTATTTCGGTTGCGGATTCAAAAGAAGGATGGGCCAAAGCACTACGCCAACTCATCGCTTTACTATATTCTGGGGAAGTTGCAAAATACGATCTTAATAGAATTCGACCTGCAGGAGCCAGACTCAAAACTTTTGGAGGACGTGCCTCTGGTCCCGGACCTTTGGATGAGCTTTTTAAGTTCACTATCGCCAAGTTCAGAGGAGCAGTGGGTAGAAAACTTACATCAATCGAATGTCATGATCTTCTCTGTAAAATCGGGGAAGTTGTTGTTGTCGGTGGAGTACGAAGGAGTGCAATGATCAGTCTGTCTGATCTCGAAGATGACCGTATGAGGAGCGCAAAGAGTGGAAACTGGTGGGAACACAATGCACAACGAGCACTTGCTAACAACAGCGCAGCTTACATTAATAAGCCAGATATTGGACAGTTTCTCCAAGAATGGACAAGCCTTTACAACAGTCACTCTGGAGAGCGAGGAATCTTCTCACGAGAGGCAAGTCAAAGTCAAGCTGCAAAGAACGGCAGACGTAATCAGGATTATGACTTCGGAACTAATCCCTGTAGCGAAATCATACTACGACCCTATCAGTTCTGTAACCTCACAGAAGTCGTTGTACGGGCCGAGGATACCGTTGCAGACTTGGCTAACAAAGTACGCATCGCCACAATCTTAGGCACGTTCCAGAGCACTCTAACGCACTTCCCATATCTTCGTAAGATTTGGCAGAAGAACACTGAGGAAGAGCGTCTCTTGGGTGTATCATTAACTGGTATCTTAGATAATCCTTGGATGGGGAGGGTCTGTGAAAGCACTACGCAATCTCTTGAATACTTACGTGATGTCTCCATTACTACCAACAATGAGTTTGCAACACGCTTGGGAATTCCTGTGTCTGCTGCGATTACTTGTGTCAAACCTAGCGGCACTGTGTCTCAACTTGTTAATTCTGCCTCTGGTATTCATACTAGACATAGTGAGTATTATGTTCGCCGTGTTCGTGGAGATAAGAAAGATCCTCTCACGAAATTCTTAACAGACTCAGGCATTCCTACAGAGGACTGTGTCATGAGACCAGATAGCACTGCTGTGTTTTCTTTCCCAGTGAAAGCACCAGAGTCTTCTCGTACTCGTGTGGACTTAACAGCTATGCAGCACCTTGATCTGTGGCTTATGTATCAGCGACACTGGTGTGAGCATAAACCATCTGTCACCATCTCTGTCAAGGAAGATGAGTGGATGGACGTAGGAGCGTGGGTGTGGAGGAACTTCGATGAGATTAGTGGTATCTCTTTCCTGCCTTGGGATGGAGGCTCTTATCGACAAGCACCTTACGAGGAGTGTACTAAAGAGCAGTACGAGGAGCTTCTTTCAAAGATGCCTACAGAGATTGTGTGGGATAATCTTAAGGAAGAAGAGGACAACGTAGAGGGAGCGCAGACCCTAGCCTGCGTAGCGGGGCATTGTGAAATATGATGATCGAACTAAACTTTATCTGTGGTATTATGTGTGGAGCAGAGTATGTACAAGACCCAGAGGAGGGAACAAACTACCTAGTGGTAGACTTCTTATTCCTCAGAGTTCTCTTCAGTTGGGACTAAGTACATAGCTCTCTCGTGCTTCCTGCGCTTAACTAGGCCGGGAAGCTCTTTACCACCTGCCTTGGTCCACGCAAGGAAAGCATCAGCAGCAGCTTCGTATTCGCCTCTGTTGTGCTTCATCCTTATCGTGGATCTTTGGAGGTTTCCCAGCCCCACATTGAAGCTAAAGCTAACCAAGGCATCAAAGCGACCTTGGGTAAGTCCTGTAGGGCATAGTCTAAGCACACCTCGCTCGAATGTAGCCAAGTCTTCTGCGAGGATTCTATCCACTTCAGCCATTGATAAAACTCTATCCCACCCATCAGGGATGCTAAGTCCTTTGCGTTCATTGAATGGTGTCCTTATGTGGTAAGGATCAATAACGTGCCCAACGCCAACAGTCCACAGTAGAGCAGGACAGCGATAGGGACGAAGTCGTACTCCTTCATCTTTCTTAATCCCTTCTATGCAGGAACTGCTTACTTTCACTTCTTGCCCCACTGACGAGAACCAAACCAGAAGGCAATGATTCCAGACAGCAAGGCCATCTCATCCTCAGAGAAGATGACATCAGTGGCTGCGATGAACTGCTCTACGTCCATGCTGCCTAGTCCACCACGCAGCAGGAAGTAAGTCAGGGCTATGTTAATCATCACTAACTCTAGGACAAAGATGAAGGTTACTGTTGGGCGTACTATCCCATTCAGGTTAACCACCCAGTTAGAGGCCCTAGACATAATAGCCTTGTCGTGGTCTAAAGCGGCGCTCTGGCGGTCTGCATCGGTCTGGAGGGCAATCTGGTCAGTCCTGATCTCCTCGACCTTCTGCTGGGCTAAGAAGCCCCTTTCAGCCAGGGCTAGCTCACGCTCAGTCTGCATCTGTGCAAGCTTTAACTCCTGAGCCTTGTCAGCCTTGTCTTGGAAGAAGCTAAGTACCTGGGGTAGGCCAGAGGCTAGGAAACCAACTGCTGAGGAAATAAGGGATAGCATAATAACTCCTTAAGGCTTATAGCCCATAACGTAGGCAAAACTAACTAGGATGAAAGCAGCCATAAAACAGTACCACTTGAGCAGTGCAAGCTTCTTTATATCTCTACCAAACTCATCAGTTAAATCCTTGTTGTCCTTAAGGATTCTCTGCTGGATAACTTCTACCTCAGCCCAAGCAGTCTGACCATGCTTCTCGATGATGTCCTGCTTTAGTTCGTCTTGTAGCTTCTTGATTTCATATACTCCTCGCCACTCCTCGACAGCAGAGAAGACAGAAGTATCAGATGGTCTCTGTTTCTGCTTACGGCGGTAGGCATCTCTGGCTCGGATCTCAGACTTACCAAGGTCTTGAATGTCCTTAGTAACAGCCTCTATCTCCTTACCAACAGCTAAAGCTTCTCTAATGCCAGAGACAGCAGCCTTGGCAGCTTGTGTTACTGGTTCACTCATAGTTTATTCAGTAGGCTGATAAGCATCCCAGTTAATGGGGCCAGTTTGTTCTGGAGCAGAAACAGCAGATGGAGCAGGCGCTGGTGTATTGAAGAAATTATCTACTGCTGTAATGTACTCAGAATCAATAATACCAGACTTATTAAAACCATCAATTATTTTAGCTGTAGCTGCTCCTCCTAGTTTAGGCTGTTTAGAAGCACTTGCAAGCCCTGCTAAGGCATCCATAGCATCTTTATTAGTAGACGCTCTGGCAATCAGACGGGGAGTTAGAATAAACACACCAGCAGTAGTAGCAAGTTGGGGGAGAGCAGACGACAGCTTGTCTTGTACATCTGAAGGAAGAATAAAATAACCAGCTACGCCGCCCAACCCAACACCAGCAACCCCAAGTGCTTTGTTTCTAACAAAAGAAGCTTGTGCGCCTCCATCTTCCAATCCAGTCTCAGCAGCTTGAATAATTTGTTTTAGTTGTGGTGCTTCGTTTCTAAACATTTTAAAGAAAGCACTATTCATGTCTTTATCTTGTTTTAGAGCCTGATTAAACTTAAACACCATTTCAGGATTAGATAAGTTTTTCTCTAAAAAGGAATACTTAACATCGTTAATTAACTGAGAGCCTTCTACTCCAGCTTTAGAGACATACTGATCGATAGCACCCACAGCCTTGAATAAGTCTGTAAACTTCTCTGATTCTGTCAAATCAGCTAGGTATGCCCCTACCTTAGAAGGAGCCTGCTGTAGAGCACTAGTGATTGTCTCGTTATAAAGACTACCAAAGCCTTCTTTATATAGTCCTTTGACCCTGTTGTACTCATTGACAGTGTCTTTTGATAAGGTTGTTTTAGTCAGGAAAGGATTAAACTGCTCTCCTGTAACAATTGTTGATGTTTGTCCTTGCTCTAACGGAACAAAAGGAAGGTTTCTTTTTATTAACTTTTCTTTCTGCTGTGGAGTAGCAGCAGCAAACTGAATAGCGTCATCCATAGCCTTCTCAAAATCAGATCCGTATTTAGTAAAGATCTGTTGTTTGGATGTGGTTGCTTTTCCTGGTTGAGCTAAGTCATCAGCAGAGGCAAAAAAGTCACTTCTAAGTTGATGAGCAGTACCAAAGTCAACAAAGTCATTTTGAGCTACAACGCTATCTAAAACATCTATTCTATCCTTAGTAGCTCCTTTAGGGTCTTTAATCTTAGACAGATTAGCTAGTTCTTTCTGTGCCTGTGTTTTAATACCTCTGAGGTCAACATATACACCATTCTGCTCTGTCAGACTCTGATAGAAAGGACGATAGCGGTCTTTAAATGCTTCTCGACCAGTAGCAATAAGCTCTCTAAAGTTCTCACCAGCAGCCCTAGTAAACGGCTCATCTGAAGCTAAAGCTAGTTTAAAGGACTCTGAAGTATTTAAAGTATCTTTTACTTCCTGCATTCCAGCAGTGATTGCTTTTTCCACACCTGCTTGTTGCTTACGAAAAGCTTCGTCAGCAAAACCACCTTTAGAAGATGCTTCCAGTGCTCTAAAAGTAGGAGAGCCTGTTAATTGTGCACGAGTTAACGTGCCTCCACGCTCTGACAACCATTGCTGTGTGGCTACTCTTGGGTCTACCTGACCAGCAGCATCTCCAAAGGCGTTCTTAGCTACTTTAAAAGCCTTGCCTCCTAATGAGAATACTAAGTTACCACCAACATCCCAAGCAGCGTTTTCAACTACATTGCCTGCTAGTTGTTTAGCAAAGTCTGACGGAACAAACTTATTAGGAAGAACAGCTTGTTCTGCAGCGGTTCCAAATACTGTACCGATAGTAGATCCAGCTAAAGACGGGGCAAGAGACTGCGCCAGTGGAGAGCCTCTAAGAAGCTGACTACCTGCTTTAGCAATCCTTCCTTCAGGACGAAAGAACGGGTATAGACCGCCAACTAGGCCCCCGATAGCTGGAAGGGCTGTCTGATCTCCTTGGGGTCTGATATCTGGAAAAAGAGACATTGCAGTTCCAACATCAGAAGTAAATCTCTGACCTCTTTGCTCTACTGCTTGAGCAGCCTGAGCAGCCCCAGGACCAGGACCTATCTGCTGCCCACCAGCCCTTTCTAAATTAGTTACATACTCATCCCAGTTAATTTTGCTCATTAGTCTAATCCTAACTCAGTTTGTAGTTGTTTAGCTTCTGCGGCTGTATAACCACTAGGAAAAGGTTGCTTATTTTTATATAAATCTTGATAAATACGATACTTCTTAATCTTATTAGTGTTAGTTACTGATAAGATATTGTAATCCGTTTCAAACCTTTTGTCTCGTGGAAGTTTAGATAACTGTTCGTAGGTTAATTGGTCTGCTAAACGCTCATCGCGGAACTTGTCCAACAGCCTAATAATTGTAGGAAGTTCTTGTTTTATGTTTGGTTGACTAGCAATTAACTGCTCAAGTTCTTTAAGTGCTTGTGAGCCGGGGAAGTTCTTAGCAATCTTCTGAACAAACCCACTTTGGAAAGCTTGTAACAGTTCAGTATCGCTAGCTTTTTCAGACACAGGAACACCAATTGCACTAAAAACCTTAGAAATGTTCTTTTTAGTGTCTGCACCAAGTCCAGTAAATGCATTTGGGGCTTTAGTTTTAAACTCATCAATAGTATTAATAATTTGAGCATTGTCTTTATAAAGCGTTCCAAATTTCTCCCAAGCGGCTCCTTTTTCTTTTGCTTCTGTCATTCCAAACATTTTTAAAAATGCATCACCAAGACCAAGTTCAATCTTAGTACCAGCAGCACCTTGTAAAGGAATACCGCCAACATTAATCCTAGCGTTAGTAGGTCCTAAAATATACTGTTGATCTCCTTCCTGATACACAGCTTGGCCTTTAGAAAGTAGTTGACCACTGGGCAGTGTTACGGCTTGATCTGTTAGCCCTATTTTAGTAGGTTTAACTTTTTCAGGAGCCGTATATACTACTTCTCCTTTTCCAGTTATTGCAGAAGCCCCTGGACTAACTATAGTAAGTTTGTCATCTTTTGTCAATTGCTTAGCTAATGTAAGAGCACGAATACCAGCATCAGGAGCAACAGGCATTAAGTCTCTGCCTATTTTTTCTAATGTTAAAGGATTACTCTGATCTTGATCAGCGTATTTAGACAGAACAGCCTGAACTGCTGTGGCCTCTTGTAGGCGTGGGTCTGCCTGTTGAGGAAATAAACCCTGCATAGCTGCTTGAGACGCTACATCACCAAACCTTAAGCCTGCTTGGTATAAAGGAGCAAACACACCAAATTGACTACCTTGCTGTGCAATTTGCTGGTTACGCAGCATATTCTGTTGCTGAGCTTCTTTTTGCTGAGCCATAATAATCTCAGCAGGAGAAGGACCAAATAAAGAAGTAATAGCCATGTTTGTTCCTTAATTAATAAGAGTAGTCTTCCATCGAAGGAAAATAATTTGCACCTAAAGTTGCGGAAGAACCAGAACCAAAAGGACTAGAACTACTAGGGCGACTTCCTAACAGCCTATCTAGTAATTGTTGCTGGTTCCTCTGTTGTAAGTAGTTCTGCCCAAAGCCAGAAATATTCTGTGCCATCAATGACGGACCCACTAAGGAACCCTGTAGCTGAGTCTGTGCAGCACCTAAGCCGCCAGAAAGCAGGGTCTGACCAACATTAGCACCTGCAGTAGCACTACGACCACCCAATTGAGCACCGATATCCAGAGGTTGTTGTGCAGCTTGCTCAAGCAATTGAGATACTCCAAACTGTTGCTGGAACGGAGCCAATGCCTGAGTCTGTAATCCGTATTGAGTTCCTAACAGATTAGCACCAGTACCAAAGAGACCAGCACCGAAGCCAAGACGCTGTTGAGCAGCTTGATCAGCCGCCGCAGCTAGTTGTAAATCTTGTGTCCGTCTTGCGCCAGCTAGTGCGGCTAACTCAGGTTGACCTTGAGTACCTATGTTAAGACCAGCACGGCCCCTACCAAACACAGAAGCACCTAATCTCTGTTCTTCTTGTTGACGAATAGGATCAAGTAGAGCAAACTGCTCTTGCATATATTGCTGTCTAGCAGCTTCAGGAGACGTAGCCAAATACTGAGAGCCTAGTCCAAAGAGACCTTGACCAGCCATGCCTAAAGGAGCTCCCAAGGCTTGGGCTTGTTCTGCCTGTCCTAAGCTTGTTCCGTATAGAGCAGATAGTCTGTCTTGAAGAGCCTGTATCTCTGGAGATGCTGTGTAGCCAGCACTCGTTAGCCTTCCTTTTTTATTAAATCCAAACTGAGAAGTACCAAACCTAGTAGACATTCCTACTGGTCTAAACCTCTGTTCTTCAGCAGCCAACTGAGTCGCTGCCATTTGAGCATTAGCAGATGTGTTAGCTGCTTTTTCTGCAGACTTTCCAGACATATAAGAACCAATTAAACTTGCGCCTGCTGCTATTGCGAAAGGCATAATACTACTCCTTAATTAAAACTTCATCAATGTTATTAATATCTGTTTCATTGGTAGCATGGATGCAGTACCAAACACAGTCCTCTAATGCTAAGATACCATGATGTTTATCGGCTTTGATATTAAAACAATGTGGTGCTTCAATATCAAAAACTTCATCATCTATTACAACCTTTACTTTGCCTTTAGCAAGTATAGACAGGTGATCATACTTGTGTTTATGTTGAATAAGTTGTGTTCCTTTTGGAAACAAACATTCCT